ACCCTGATATATTACCTGATAATACTGCGTTCATCTTAGACTTAGCACACATAAATCCAGTATTTACCAACATCCCAGGATTTGGTACTGTATTTGTTCGTGATATAGACCAAGATGCTAATGCTAGAATTGGTAAAGCAATTTATATGGAGATGGGATTCGAGTTCGGACCTCCTTCATATCACTGTAAAATTCAAGCAGTAAGTTAAATTAATTTGAAGATTAGGGTGGAACTCCACCTCCACCCTTTTCTTCTGCTATAGTGAGGAAGATATGATTAAATCAAAACAAGCATTAATAGATATTTCAGCAGACAATAATAATTCTCTTGGTGTTCAAACAGAAGGTATGTTACTTTGTGGTGTACAATTTCCTGCAGCTATGACAGGCACGGCAATTACATTTGATTTTTCAATGGACAATTCTACATTTGTAGATGTAAAAGAAACAGATGGCACAGATGTTAGTTACTCAGTTTCAGCAGGTGATGTTTTAAGAGTTGACCCAAGTGGTTGGGCATTTGCAAGTAACGGATTTTTAAGAGTTACATCAAATGGTAATGAAGCTGCAGATAGAAAAATAATATTACATTTTAGACATAGTTAGGAGTTACTTGTGGGTATGCTCTTAATACTAAAAGAAGGAAGAAATCTTAATATAGAAAGTATTCCTGACCAACCATTAGAACCTTCATTTCCTATTGTTGACCCAAATAATAATGCAAATGATGGTTGGTTTGGTTTAGGTGCTTTTGGTCAAGCAATATTTGCTGCTGAATTAGTTGAGGAAGGTGCTGCATAATGAGTACAAATATACAAGGTTTAGTTGATAGAACTTATAGAGAATATCTTGAACCTATGGATGATTTGACATCTTATACAACATTAAATGAAGGTGCAGAATTATCTGCTTCAGATACAGTAATTACATTTGATGGCAATTTACTTACACAAGAAGAAGAAGATGCTATGGATGCAGGAACTATTATTGAATGTGAACAAGAGCTTATGCGTTGTGTTTCACTTGATACTGTTAACAATCAAGTAACAGTTGTAAGAGGTGTTAGAGGAACTACAGCCTCAACACATGCAGATGGAAGTATAATAAAAATAGCTCCACCATTTCCTAGAAAAGTAGTATTTGATGCTGTGTGTGACCAAATAAAAAATTTATATCCTACACTTTTTGCAACTGAAACAAAAAATGTTACATCTAAAACAGGTTACATAATTTTAGATGGAGCAAATGATAATTATTTAATAGCTCCTGTAAAAGCAATATCTCAACAAACAGATTTTTCTGCAGGTAGTGATGAAACTGGGGTTGTATATTCAGGTGTTGGAGTTGAATTAGTAGATTTACCTAATCCATTTACATATACAGATGCAGATGGAGTATCACAAACAGTTACATATACTAATAATGGACCTAACAAAGTCAATGCAGTGCAAGTATATAATGTGTCAGCAGGTCATACAGTGTTTATAACTTTTAAAAAAAAGTTTGTTGAGCCAACTGCTGAAGCAGATACCTTAGTTACTATAGGTTTAGAAAGTGAATATGAACCTATTATTATGGCAGGTGTTGCGGCACAACTTTTATCCGGAAGAGATATACCTACAGCAACTGCTGACTATGTAAGTGACCAATTAGCAACACAGACTTTTCCTGTAAACTCAGCTTCTTCAATTAGAAATTCTTTACTTGCATATCAAAGAGTATTAATTGAACAAGCAAGAAAAGATTTAAGAGCAAGATTTCCTGAAACAGTAACTATAAATAGTATTACTTATTAATTATGCCAAGATTAACTACTCAAGCAGAAGAGTCTAATCCTCAAAGAAAAGGTTATGATTTTCGTATAGATAATCAATTATATAGGGCTGCAATAAATACTCAACAACAACTTACAATACAATCATCTGATG